AAGAATGGCAATGTTAAAACAAGAATATGAAGAACAATGGATGTTAGCATCTACTGAAGATAGAGAAAAGGCTGATTTAAGACTTGCACCCCGTCAGCAATATTTGTAATTATGGCTAAAAAAGAAAACAAAAGAAAACCAAAACTTAATTTAGATATAAGTGGAGGAAAAGATAGTTCTAAAACTATTTACGGAGGTGGGTATGCGGATGTTGAAATTCCTGTTTCTGAAAATGTTACTCTTAGACCTTATGTTATAGGTGGAGGAGCAAAAGGCCCTTGGGGATCCGTGGGATCCATCAGTGAGTATGGTGGGGGGCTTGAATATAGTTTTAAAAAAGGTGGCAAGGTTAAAAAGTGTAAACGCGATGGTATAGCCATGCGAGGAAAAACAAAGGCAGGTAGATAATGAGTAATCGATTTACTGTCGGGAAAAAAGCAATTGCGGTATGTGATAGATGTGGCTTTCAAGTTAAACTGAAAGAGCTTAAAAATCTATACATTAGAACTACAGATACAAATATAAAAGTTTGTAAAGAATGTTGGGAACCCGACCAACCGCAAAACATGCAAGGCATGTATCCTGTAGAAGATCCACAGGCGTTACGTGATCCACGACCTGACGGAAGTTTTGGAGTTGCAGGTGAATATAGTAGTCGGCAAATTCAATGGGGTTGGGATCCAGTAGGACTTAATAATCCTTTGGGATTAGAAATAGAAGATGATTTAGAAGCGACTGGTCAGGTTGGCACAGTTACTGTAACAACAACTTAGGAGAAAAGAAATGGTAATTGCAAGAGCTATAAAATATGGGAGTAAACTTATTAAAAAAGGAAGCACTGGAAAACCTACGCGAGTTAAAGCAGGGCCTACAACACGCAAAGATATTCAAAGCACTAAAAAAAGAGGTAGCGTTAAGAATTTAAATAGTACAAGTAATTCAGGGGGCAAACCAAGTAATCCAACTAAAAAAATTACACAACAAACGCCCCCAAGAAGTGGACAGCCAGGTAAAACATCTAGCACTCCTAAATCACCTAAGGCTAAACCAAGAACTTTTACTAAAGCAGATGCATTAAAAACAGGGGTTACTGTAGCAGGTATTACCGCGATCGCTAATCGTTCTACTAAAAAAGAAGCACCTAAAGCTGCGCCGGTTAAAAAAATCGAAGCCCCTAAACCTACTCGAAGAGCAGGACCTTCAGGCCCAAAAATGACTTCTATGAAGGCACCAAGTACTGGGCCTAAACCTAGAAATAAAGATGAGAAGAAAAAACCTCGTCGCCCTTCAGGTCCAACAATGACCAGTTTTAAACGATAAGGAGTATAATATGAACAACGATAGAAAATGTTGTAAACCGAGCTACAAGCAGCCTCAACCAGGGCCCGCAGTAAACTCAAATGGCTACCCTGAAACAGATGTCAAGACAGAAGGTGTTGTTACTCGTGGTAATGGCGCAGCAACAAAAGGTACAAAAGCCCGCGGCCCAATGGCGTAAGGATAGATAATGAACTACACACAATTAGTAGCGGAAGTACAAAGCTACACTGAGAATCAGTTCAGTACGGCTGATATTGACACCTTTATTCAGCAAGCAGAAGAGCGCGTATTTAATACTGTGCAAATTCCTGACGTAAGACGTAATCAAGTGGGAACTACATCGACGGGTAATAAATATTTGTCTGTGCCTTCTGATTGGTTAGCAACTTATAGTATAGCTGTGATTGATAGTAATAATGAATACACTTATCTTTTAAATAAAGACGTTAATTTTATTAGGGAGTCTTTCCCAGACACAGATTCGGCTTATTATGGTAAGCCTAAATATTACGGAGTTTTTGATGATAACACATTTATTATGGGGCCTACACCAGACGATAATTATACTGTTGAGCTTCACTATTTTTACTACCCTACTTCTATTGTCACTGCTGGCACTAGCTGGTTGGGCAATAATTTTAGTAGTGTGCTATTGTATGGAACTTTGTTGGAAGCAGCTGCATACATGAAAGAAGAACCCGATATTATTGCAAATTATACACAACGGTACACGGATGCATTATCTATGATTAAACAACTAGGTGATGCTAAAAATAGAATGGATGCTTATCGAGATGGACAAGTAAGGTATCCAGTACAATAACGAGAGGAAAAGTATGGATAATCAAGGCACAATACTTGATGGAGAAGTAAAAGTTATAACAACAAGCGGGCGAGGATTTACACCCGAAGAACTTGCGGACAGAGCACTAGACAAAATTATGTATGTCAGCAAAGATGCTAACCCTCTCATTAGAGATCAGGCAGAAGCTTTTAAGCACTATATCAGAGAAGTTCTGGTTAAGTACTTAAAACAAGCGGTTCAATCAGACCGCACAACAATAGCGAATAAACTGCGAGAAGCGGGGCATTCTGAATTAATTAAACTTTTGGAGACTTAACATGGCAATTTCCCAAGCAATGGCTACGAGTTTCAAAGTTGATTTGCTTAATGGCATTCACGCTTTTGGAACAACAGTAACAAGGGGAAGTACTACTGCTGATACATTTAAAATCGCATTATATACTTCTTCAGCAACACTAGATGCAACAACTACAACATACTCAGTAACTAACGAAGTTGCGGGCACAGGATACTCAGCTGGCGGTAATACGCTGTCTGTTTCACAAACGCCTACATCAACTTCAACTACTGCGTGGTTAGACTTTGCAGACACAACATGGTCATCATCGACAATCACAGCAAACGGAGCTTTAGTTTATAACAGCACTCAAAGCGATAAAGCAGTTGCGGTATTAGCATTTGGTGGAGATAAGACATCAACTAACGGGGATTTTACAGTTATATTCCCAACAGCGGATTCTTCTAACGCTATTATCCGTATAGCCTAATTAGGAGGCTATTATGGCTCTTGTTCTAAAAGACAGAGTAAAGGAAACCTCAGCCACAACTGGGACTGGGACTGTCACGCTCGCGGGCGCGGTTGCAGACTATCAAGCTTTTTCAGTTATTGGTGATGGTAACACTACTTACTACACTATTACATTACCAACAAGCAGTGAATGGGAAGTCGGTATTGGTACCTATACAGCTTCTGGTACTACTCTAAGTCGCGATACTGTTCTAGCATCGTCTAATTCAGGAAGTTTAGTTAATTTCTCCGCGGGAGACAAAGATGTTTTTGTTGTCTATCCTGCGGGTAAATCTGTATTCGAAGATGCAAATGGTAACGTTACCGTCGATGGAACAATACGAGGTGAAGAATTAGAAGCCTCAAACGGACTATTAGTAAATAGTCAAACAATTGGAATAAATTACAGTTTACCTTCTGGGTATAATGCAACGAGCACAGGGCCTGTCACAGTATCAAGTGGCGTGGCGTTTACCGTCCCGTCAGGATCAAGATGGCTGGTGCTCTAAATGTTTTCAGATAGCCCTTTTTCAAGTGCCCCGTTTTCCTCCGAGGGAGGTGTAGCGGCTGTAAATGTAAATGTTAATGTTACTGGAGTACTAGGTACAACACAATTAGGTACCGCAACTGTAACAGCAGACGCAAATGTAAGTGTTACTGGAGTAGTAGGAACTACTCAGCTTGGGACAGCAACAGTTAGTGCGGATGCAAATATAAATGTTACTGGAGTAGTGGGAACTACTCAGCTTGGGACAGCAACGGTAGCAGCAGATGCAAATGTAAGTGTTACTGGTGTAGAAGGCACCACAGAACTTGGTAGTGTAACTGTTATAATACCTGATGTAGAAGTAAATGTTACTGGGGTTGAAGGTAACACGGCTCTTGGAGCAATTGTAGTATCAATAGACGGTAATGTTGTTGTAGATGGCATACAAGCCATAACGACTTTAGGAACAATTACTACTACTGCAGATGCAAATATAAATGTTACTGGAGTAATAGGTACCCTTCAGTTAGGTACTGCAACTGTAACAGCAGATGCAAATGTAAGTGTTACTGGTGTAGAAGGCACCACAGAACTTGGTAATGTAACAGTAGCTGCAAATGCAGATGTTAATGTTACTGGGGTAGTAGGAACTACTCAGCTAGGTAATGCAACAGTTAGTGCTGATGCAAATGTAAGTGTTACTGGAGTAATAGGTACCCTTCAGTTAGGTACTGCAACAGTTAGTGCTGATGCAAATGTTAACGTTACCGGAGTAATAGGTACCCTTCAGTTAGGTAATGTAACAGTAGCTGCAAATGCAAATGTAAGTGTTACTGGGGTAGTAGGAACTACTCAGCTAGGTAATGCAACAGTTAACGCGGATGCAAATGTAAGTGTTACCGGAGTATTAGGTACAACGATACTCGGAACTGTCATTGCAACTGCCGATGCTAATGCTA